AGTGTTCCGGTTGTTGTGCCTGATAGCGTTACTGAGCCAGTACCGATAAATGACAGCGTGTATTGTGCCGCAAGCGTGGTAACAGATTGCGTCGCCAGTGCTTCAGTCGCCAGCAGAATGTTTTTACGCGCACTCAGCACCGGCCGTGACGCCGTGATCGACTGCGTGGCGTGGTTGCCGTAGATTTCTCTGACGGAGATGTTGCTTACTTGGATATCAGTTGTGCTAGCGTTTCTCTTAAAATCGAGATTATATGCATCATCCGCGGCCCAAATTAAACTTTTTTGCCCTGTGGTTGTGAAAATTGGTCCATTAGCAAAAACACGCAGACCACCCCCCAACGTGGTTATGCTGTCGATCGTAAAGGTTATTTTATAAAACTTACCCGCAGAAACAATAGGGAATCTAACAGAAGAAAAAGTTCCGTCAGATGAGTAGACCCTATACACACCGGTAGATACTCTTGAAGATTCTCCTGTGAATGTTGCTGATGAATCTGCATATATCTCCGGCCCAAGCATCAGCCCTCTGGACTTATCCAGCATCAAACCAACCGGTTGCTCAACCGCTGTCACTGGCGTGGTTCCAGCAGCATCCTGATACAGTGTCGATAAATCAGACGGGTCAAACCATGCGCCGTTTGCGGATTTGACAATACCCATCACCACACGAGCTAGCGGCCTCTGCCGCAGTGCGATGGTCATGCTAAGACTCGCTTGATGATTTTAAATTGACGATTTGCACCCTGTGACACAGATGATTTTAACCGGATGTAACGCCACGGGATAAATGTCTGATAGTCAACGGTATAATGTGCGGATACGACGATGGACGCGTAAGACCCGGCAATTGAACCGTACGCATCATATGCGTTAGACCACGTTACACCGTCTTCGGACACTTCAATATTGAGTGTGGCAGTAGTCCATGCAGCGGGTGTGACAAAACCGACAAATGTCGTGTCAATCAGGTCGAATGTTTCGGATGTAGTGGCACCACTCAATATTGTGGCGGTATCGCCCACGATTGAAGCGCCGGGATAAGTGTATGCCATCTATTTCACCTTTATTCGTCTTGAGTCAGTTTATCAATTTCAGCTCTCATCTTTTTAGCTGACCATTGTTTTTTTACATCAATTCCGAGCAATAAACATTGTTCACGCAGTGCGTCTGTATCACCCGGTTCATCTGCATCATCAGGCTCTACACTCTGCAACACTATCACATCGCCCGATGTAATGTGTGGACGTGCCGAACCATGTGTTAACACTTCATCTGGTACATTTACAGCCGGACCATTCGGATATAGTGTGTAACGGTCTTTGCCATTGTTAACTCGTACAATTCTTGCGCAATTTTTCGAAAGTTGGATCAATGCCATTTTGTTGTCCTCACAAATTATGTCCGGTTAATAGTAGGCAGGTGGTTGGACAGACCACTTTTCGGGTGCGGCCCTAGCCTGTGTGATATTTTAACAATTAACCGTTTGACAGTCCCGTCAGTGTGATGGTTATATACAGAAGATCGACCACGTAACGTTATCGAGGGTTAGATGATAATTTAGATATGTGACGAAGACCGCATTTATTGCGGCTTTTTTTACAAATAAATGTTGTAATTACACAGTGTAAGTACTATTATTAAATCATCGGAAGGCAATAACGCCAACCACAATAGAGGTGCAAATCATGAAAATTATTAAAATCGCATTTAAAATGTACACTGTAAATCCACAGGTAATCCCATTCGCATCATATCAACCGTGGGATGCGTTCCAGATGGTATGTTATGAGTGTGGATTTTGATAAGTGGAAAAAATGGTAATGAACCAAACACAAAAACAAAACTTAAAACGGCGCAATACACCGCGCCTTCCGATTGTTTACACAACATCGGATATCCTACAAAAGCTAGACTATCTAGTAGGCATTCACGGCAGCAAAAAGGCAGCTATCGAGGCGGCTATTTGTGAGTTATTCAACAAGGAGAAAGCAAAATGAAATATGAAATCATTTTCGGTGATGAAAAGTTGTTTAATGGTGCGCCTGATGATGCTGTTATAGCTATAAAAAGGCCATTTATAAGTATGGTTAGAGATGAAAAAATGTACTTCTTTTCTAACACGCATGATGCGATTCTAGAGGCTGGTTCATCGTTTAATTTTAATAATGTAATTTTAAAAACAAACGAATACGCAGAGCGCCGAATCATCAAAGAACCAAAGCGCTGGACATGGGAAGATAAGAAGGATGGAGTGTTGCCGGAGGTTGGTAGCGAGTGCAAGGATAGAAGCTTTTCATTCAAAGTGATCAATGTCACGGATAAATATGTTGTCATTGAAGCGGTATCTGGGGGTGACGTTTATTCCCTTCCAATCCATTCTTTCATGTCGTCATTCGATCCAATTGAAACTCCAGAAGAGAAAGCGCAGCGAGAAGAGGATGAGTTTGTTGACTCACTAAAAAGCATCGATATTCACGATGGTACAGTTAGTGGCTTCTTCAATCAAGGCGCACGCGCAGCATATCGCAAGCTGAAAGGTGGTGAGTGATGGAATTGAAAGATGGATTTAAAGTCGTTCCTGTTGAGCCAACGACTGATCAGTATGGGGGAATGGTAAGAGACATTATCCAATGGATGCGATTTACTCCATCAAGCAATCAGCATTCACAGTCATTGATAGAGTGGTTAAAAAACATGGGGAATGAAATTCCAAGTTGGCTAATGAGTGAAAACGAGATTAATCACCTATCAAAGCACGTATTAAGCAAAGGAACGATAGCTGCTATCATTTACAAAGCTATGATTGAGGCTGCGCCGGACGGTGAAATAAGAAAAGGCCCCGAAGGGCCTTAAATTTATTTACAGTTTAGCGTCTTTGTACGTATTTATTTACAGTTTAGCGTCTTTGTACGTCGCACTCAGTGGATATCGGAATTCCACACCTGATGCTTTGTATTCGCACGGAACCTTAAGCGTCAGACCATCCGGTTGTGCAGCTAATGGACGAAATGGGATCGGCATGTGCATAACCAGGTTATCTGGATTTTTCTCATATGCCATACGACGACCCTGACTACTAGCACCAGCAGTATTTGCTTCGAGCAGTGGTTTAACAGTTGGGGCCATACCGGTCAGCGATGTGAACAAGTTATTTTTCAGGAAGAACTCGTACACAGTTGTGTCTGTACCAGTATCCATACGCTGTGATGTGATTTGTGCAAATTCACCACTTGGTAAGATCAAGGTATCAGGCACATGCACGTTTGCAGAGTCGGTCCAGACATCGATAAACATCTGATTCAGATCTGCGACAATCTGTTGACCTGTCGCTGTTGACCAATCCAATGTGGATGTATCGACTGGCACGTTTGCATTGTTCAACAGACCGGACATGCCACGACCTGAGTCACCAAAGAATGCAACAGACTGCGCATGTTCTTGCGAACCACGATAGGCCATGCGCGCTTTGGTTGCGTCGAGTGGAATTCGTAACTGTTGTGATTTACGCAGTTCGTCCAAACTGTACTCATAAGAGATACCAGCATAACCAACAGGGAAGCTGGACAGTTTGGCTGATGCGGTCACACTTGGTAGGTCTTTACCGTTTGCCGCAATGAATTTACCCATTGCTACGGCGTCGTAAGACACGTAAGAGATCGAATCAACCCACTCAGGTGCGGACGTATCGACCGGGATGAAATCTTGGAAAACGATATTACGATATTTTGTTTCGTAAATCTTCGCTTCAAGATTTGTCAATTGTGAAATGTAGAAACCCAGACCGTCATCTGCTGAACTCATACGCATATCTGCGTCATATTGGTATTGCAGGCCAGTCTGTGAATCAGTAACGGTAACTAAATGCATTTAATTAGCCCCCAATGTTCAGAGAAATACGAGCCAGTGCGCCGGATGAAACAGTATCTAACCATTTTGCATCTGGAATGAGCACAGCTAATGTGGTAGTAGCGCCAATAACATTTGACAGTTTACCCTGGTTTGTACCTGTACCGTCGCCAACAATCAGATAAACTGGATCGTCTTTGTCAACATCAGCTGCAGCAGTTACCCATACAACACCAGATGTCACAACTGAGAAGTCATAAAGTGGCACAGCGCCCATTGTCTGACTAGTTGTGTACGCACGATTCAATTCATAACGAGCGATACCGACAAAGTTTGCAGCAGTTGATGCAGCAACAGGAATTTTACCACCATCATCACCATCTGATACAACACCATAACCGAACGGAATGGTCACGCTGGATGATTTGTTCAATTTTGAAACGGTATTGCAAAGTTGGAGATCTGCGACCATCCCCGCATATGCTGCACCATGAGTGGTTGAATATGAAGTTTGGACAGTCATGTTATTTCACCTTCCAAGCGGTTGATAATTCTGCTTTACGTTTATCGTAAGCGGATGGTTGTGCATCAGGTGTCACGATTGCGGCATCTTTTGCGAGTTGTTTATATTGATCCTGTTGTTCAGGTTGTGCATCGTCTGTCAATGCTAAGTCCCATGCGGCTTGCACATATGCTGGTGATTTGTCAGACCATTGAATAGTTGGGCGTTTGACGGTCAATGCGTCACGCATGATCTGTACAATATCATCGGCATCAGTTGTGAATGCATCACCAGCAACTTTTCGCGCATCGGCAGTTGTAGACATTAATAATTGGACACGTTCAGAAATGGCAGCATCACAGGATTTTTTATCCATCTCTACCATCTTTTCTTTCATATCTTCTTTTTCGGCTTCGGCCATATCCGCTTTCGCTTCAGCATCCTCAGCCCGTTTGGTCAATACTGCGATGGTGTCAGAAATCAGCAAAGCCGCTGCATCTTCTACCTCGATTGACCGGTCGTTGGTAAGAGCCACAATTTTCATTGCTGGTTTCTCCGGCTTGTTGTCAAAAATTCGGACATTAGAACCAGACCGACCACGTGAAACAATTGCTACGTGGTTGATCTTAATGTCACGTTGTATAAATTCATACTGTGTACCGTCTTCGGTCATTCCCGATGTGCTGTCATATAATGCTGTATAACCACAACTCAACTCACATTTACCAGACTGTACGGCTTTGACCGCATCTGCTGATTTGATCAAAAGATCACAACGTACACACTCACCATCCTGCATACCTTGACCGACTACAACACCTGCCGATGTCTGGTTGTAATTATCAGCATTTACCGGCTGACCAGGATGTTCGATAGTGATGTCTGCACCGGCAAACGATGCGAGTGAATCAGGTGAGAAGACTTCATCAGATGGGCGATATACATTAACCAGACGATTTGGATCACCATCCAGATTCAGTTCACGTGCCAAATATGTGAGGATACCGGTGCGGCTAACGTGACCAGGTACACGTAAAAATCCCTCGTCAGTCATGACGCGAGATGTACCAATATTGTATGAAATTCTGTCAGTTATCGTTAAACGCATTGCACAACCCTGTAACGGTTTTCAAAATAATATCATTGTGAGTATTGACCGTCACGTCACAGGTGTTATAGTGAGTATCGGGGGTAATTAATTATGATATTGCGAGACCTGCAAGATGGTAAAAAATTCCGGTTAAAACGTGACCCAACGACATTGTTCATACGAATAATCAACTCACCGTTACATCAATCAAAAACCATCGTGATGGATATTACAAAAAGTGATTATGATAACTACCGCGATACATTAGACAATCAATGTGAAATCATCACGGAGGAAGAAGGGAAAATGAAAACACGCGAAGAAGTTTTAGCAAGTATTAAACAATGGCCCATCACTATCGATGATGTGAATGCACCGGACGGATGGTCGTGGTCATTACCCACATTGAGAAGTTGGCCGCAAATGATTTGTAATGCACATCCCGACCAAATTATCACACGCGATGATTGGACATTTTACCATGTTAATACTCACGTAGACCCCGCAACAGCGAAACAACCCGATCCAAAAGGTGAAGGTGATCCAATTTTGGGAATGGTACTGGCAGATTTAACAAATCGAGCACTTGAAGGAAATAAAAAATACGGTGAACCATTGAAAGCACATAACGGACGTAACGGCTTATGGGATGCGTATCAAGAGGCGCTTGATTTGTGTATGTATCTGCGCCAAGTGATTGAGGAAGAAGGTCATGACCACTCGTGAGCAAGTTATCGCACGAGCAATTAAACAAATGAACCAACCACCACAACAACGATATACTGGACCCGAAGCGATTGCGCGACGTGATGCAGTGTTACAGTCACGTAAAGTGGAACGCCCCGTAATAACTGGCTCAATCGGGTCATATGTATTAACTAAAAAGGATTTGGGAACATAAACTATGACAACCATCACCGACAATTGTTGTACGATATATACCGACGACGGGATGATACATAAAGCTGTTGATTCGGAAACCGATGCGTTATGTACACAATGTTCAATGTTCAAATATGGGTATCGGTCGGATGATGGTTGTCAGATCCCATGTTTAGCAGAGGAGCGTAAAGACGGGCGAGATGTTTATTACATTGTGTTGAATTAGGAGATATGAGAAATGGAAATGTTTACACTATTGAATGCGGGTATTTATATAGGTTTGGAAAATGTTAAATTCCCTGTCGATGTGCAGGGTATGCTGTGTGAATATGCGCCTGATTTAATATTTATTAGTACTGAAGAATCGATCCGTATCGGTGCCCGACCTGATGCGTTTGTGGTTGGTGGCAGTTATTCATTCTTACGAGATGAGGAATGTATACCCTGTAATTAACGATACACACCCGGCGCAGTTTTACCATTGCGCCGGTTTCGTTCCACTTCTTCATCGCTTACCGGACGTGCGAAACACCTACATTGATAATCCGAACCAGGTTTGATCGGTACACCTTTATCACTCAATGGTAAGTTGTCCCACCGATATACACCCGGCCCATATGCTGTGACCTTCTCAGCAATAGCACGATGGCGGTCACGTACACGTTCATCCTTACTTGTCACCCATTGAAAATATTCAAACCCGACAGCACGTTGACGCTTCTCATTCAAATCGCTCTGCACCTTGCCGGTCTGGTCACGCGCAATCATCTTAGCACGTCGTTCAGTTACGCCGAATTGATTCTGCAACTGTTTGACGATTGTGGACGGACGTAAACCGGCCCGCATGTTACCAACAACAATTTGTTGCACTTGGGCTAGATATTGATCTGGTATGGATTGAATAAGTTGAACGTTTGACCATGTGGATGATTGCAACACATCGCGTAATTCCGGATGACCTTCGTATAAGTCGATCGCTACAGATTTACGTGATGCATTATTAGCCGATTTGACAAAATCACCGGCCAACTGTGCTGCGACTTGTTGTACTCGTTCAGACTTCCAACGTTTCATTAGTGCCATAAGTGCCGGAATGAGAAAGTCGTACCAACCGTCAGTCGTCATACTATCACTGGTCATACCGTATTGACGCACCAATGGAATAATTGTCGCATCAATGTCCTTCTTGATCGCCTTGACCAGCTTTTGCAACTGGACATTGTATTGAATTCCTATTCCGTGATTAATCATCATGCACCAATCGCACCAGCTGCTATGTCGGCGTCCAAACCTTGTTCAGTCATAGTACGAAATGCATCGAGTGCTGTTTGTGTATCCATTGGTTCAACAGGTTCATCAAACATACCAGCGTTTTCCAGTTCTGCCTGTTCCTCAATCGCTTCATCGTCGAATTGATATTGTTCGCTAGCTTGCAGATTACGTTGCACTTGTGACACTGTAACCACACCTGCATCGATATAACCTTGGTCTGTTTGCATACGTGCCTGTGCAGCCTGTGCAACTTGTAGCTCGTTCATCTGCTGCAACGGGTTCCACACATAATTGTAATCATCAGGCCAATAACCCAATGCGCTACGAACAATCACTTCATCCAATGTGCGAATACCCGGATCGAGTTGAATCAGTTGTTTCGAGCGCAACGAGTCGTAGTAGTTGCGCATATCCCCCTCACCTGTGGCGTTCATTCCTTTTGCAGATGTGCCAAATAAACGAGTTACAGGAATATCCGCTGCACCACTGATCCAAGTCATCAACTGCTCGATGATTGGGGCGACACCACTGAGTGATAAAGTCTGACGATCTAATGTTTCATCACCGTCCAGCAGAGCCATGTTGATGACCGATTTCATCATGCTGAACAATTCGTAACGTTTACGGACTTGCGCCTCTTCACCCGATGCAAGTTCATCAGACAGACCTTCACGCTTGATCACGTCGATATTGGCTTCTTGCATTAACTCGGCAATACCATTCTTTGCCGCCACACAATCCATCACGTCTTCGATACATTTACGCAGATACGAATCGCCCCACCCTTGTACAAGCGCTTTCTGACGTCTCGGAAGTTTCGCACCTTCAAAACGGGCAAAGTGTGACCAATGGATCTGTTGAGCACCACCGACCAATGTGTAAAATTCTGGCAATAGATAATTGGCAGCCAATACGTTCCACGTGTTGAGCGTACCGGTTTGCATGTCCCAACGATCCAACACGATCAAACGTTTCAAATCACCTTTGCGGATCTGATTCACATTAAGCGGTTTGGTCAAATCCTGACCGGTCAGCATGAGGATACCTGCACCACCGTATAGACGAGACCAAGTTGCAGCATCTTGTGTCATGACGGGAAGCATGAGTCGGTCTTCTTCGGCGCGAATCAAGTCTGCATCGTTACACTTGATAGTTCGCCATTCACGACACATATCTTCCGCGGGGTATTCGACAATCGCACGGGCGATCCAGTTATCTTGAAAAGCCGCATCGAGTGTTTGCCAATCGTTAAAGTTTGAATACTGAAACGTGTTATGGTCACGCTTGGCTTTACCGATACCCATACCCGAAACGAGATTAACAAGGTTGTCAGCTGTTACTGATTTGGTCATTTACGTGCTTTCCCCGCTTCAGACATGGCAATCGCCATCGCTTGCTTTTCAGATGTGACGACCTCACCAGATGCGGTTCGGAGCGTTCCGGCTTTGAATTCTCTCATCACTTTTGCGATTTTATCATCTGGTGTCATCGATCACATCTCACAGATACATGAATACTGGTTAGATTGTATCACCGTTAAACCCATTCGTCTAAGCTGGTTTTTCCATTGTGCAACATCTGGCTGATGGCGTCACACATTGGATCGATTTGGTCATCATGAGCGTGTGTATCATCAGCAGTAAATGATTCACATTCTGCAATAAAATCCATCACCCACGGAGCATTGTCCGGTAACTTCACATATCCCGATTCGATGTAACCCTGTACATCCATCACACGAGTTAATTTGTTGGCACCAGGGCCACGCGGTATAGGTTTCACAGGGATGCGTGGTTTGATTTTCTTCTGAATTTTTTGGATCAATTCCGTACCGGATGATTTATCTTCAACCGCCATGAAACGTAATCGACCGTTTTTATCCGCTTTGTGTTTGTTCCAAAAATCAGGAATACGTTCTTCCAGCTCATAGGCCTGGAATTTGTCACGCATCACGTCCAGAAGGTACAAATAACCATCTGTACCAAGCCCCCAACATTCTGCCACCTGATAGTCGTTATGCTCTTTGGCTTTCTGTGCAGTATCGACAAACACAGCGCGATATTTCAATGGTGGGACAATACTGTACCGACCGAACCATGACCCTTTGATGATCCCACCACCCAACGGGGACGGTCTTTGCTGCATCTGGCTGGCGAACATGTACGAGTTTTTAGATCGCATGTTCTGTAATGACATTAAATCGTGTTTAGCGGGCCACAGGGCACGTTCTCGGTCTGTACCCTCATCAACTATCGCCGGAAGTACCAGATGCGTGAAATTGTATTCTGTATCGTTTAACAGCATCCCGCAGAAATCTTCTTCGTGAATGCGCTGCATGATCACAACGCAGGGGGTTTTACGACTGTTAAAACGTGATTTGATTGTTTCGTCCCAACGACGGTTGACACTGTTACGTTTCGGATCTGAATAGGCGTCGTCCGGTTTTAACGGATCGTCGATGATGATTGCACCACCAAACCCTTTGTCACCTTCAAAATCATCAACTTTCCCCGCGCCGTAACCAGTTACCTGACCACCGGCTGATGTGGCATAAAACGATCCACCCTGTTCAGTTCCCCATGCTTTTTTAGAATCTTTATTTTGTTTCACTGCGACATGCGGCCACAACTGCGCAAACTCGACCGATTTAATAATTTGTTTAACTGTGTCCGAGTTATCCATTGCCAATCCATCCGAATAACTCAGGTGAATAAATTCACACATTGGATTTTTTACGAAACACCAGGCGGAAAACATTTTTACGGCTATTTCAGTTTTGGAATAGCGCGGAGGTATGTTGATGATCAAGTGAGTGGTACGACCGTGGAATACATCCATCAACGCATCGCAGATTGTGTGGTGATGTTCAGAGAAAATAAATTTAGTTCCTTTGGTCACTTTGAAAAAGTAACGGACAAAGAATTTAAAATCATCCTCGCACCGTTCCCGGATGCGTTGGATCAAATGGTCAGCAGTCATCATCAAGCAATTTGTCCAACATGGTACGTTGCGCACTGGTCAATGTTATTTTGTTATTCACTTCACCGGACAGTTCGATCAGTTGTTTATCGAGTCCACACAGTTTCGCTTTACCCATCGTCGCAGAGACAGCAGCAGACGTCTGGGGCGTTTCGCAACTCAAGGCAATGGTACGGGCTTCCTCTAGCTCTCGAAGTAGCGTAGCGACCGTTACATCGTGTTTAACAGCGGCTCGCTGCTTTAATTCTGCAATCCTTGCCGCCACGTTGCCGTTATCCATCAATTCCTTCGCTTTACGGTGCACACTTTCCGGTTTCATCCGGCTGGTGTCATAACCATACCGATACGCCTCGGATGCATTCCCCGTTTCCACATACTTTTGACAGAAGTTTTCCTGTTTAGTTGTAAGCGCCATGTCCACGCTCTCCTAATTCCACACTATGCGCCAAATTGTAACACAGCGTCAAAATACCCCGCAAACACCGGACAGATTTTCATGGGGTGGGTAACGTAAGTTATTGATTTATTAATTATACTACTACTAATACCCTTAATACCCTTTAAAGAATAATAGTAGTAGTAATGTATATATATGTATATATGCAAGTGATATACATATATATACATTATGCAATAGCTGGTAGAGAATAGTAAATCGATCGGGGTATAAAGAGTTGCGGGTATTTTTACACATTAATCAGTAAAATCAATAATTTATATTACCCCGAATCATTACCCGTTGTTTGGGTATTCCGCGTGTGATATTATATTCTGGTTACAACTTTATAGGATAATTTATGGACTCGAAACGTGATTCACTCTATTTTAAATTTAGAGCATTTGTTAAAGGCGATATAATTGATCATATTCCTGATGAATGGCACTTATATAAATTTATAAAAACGACTTATTCGACACTTAAAATAGTCATCAGCCATCGTGGTTGCCACGATATAGGACTGGTTAGAGAAGACGGTGAATGCGCGATTTGTTTATTTGAGAAGTATGGACGAGTACCAAACATAGGCGAATTAACACCACGTCAAATCGCTTTACGTGCTGGTCAGAAGTGGTACACACCTGATAAGCCGTGCGCCGTATGTAATACGCTATCACCCCGTTATGTTGCTAACGGACGATGTTCACACTGTAACCCACCACACACCACATCTGATAAGCCAAGCCCGCGTCAAATGGCGATGCGTCATGGCCAGAAGTGGTACATACCAGATACACCATGTCCACATTGTCACACTTTGTCGGAGCGTCATGTATTTAATGGTATGTGTCGTGGGTGCTATCCTAAGTCACGCGGTACATCAGACGCCTCCAGTGCCCGCCAGATAGCGATACGCAATGGTGAGAAGTGGTACACACCAGAAATACCGTGTAAACACTGTGGCAAGCTTGAGCAACGTTACGTTGCGAACGGTCGTTGCAAGTGTCAGAATGTCACTAGACAGAAATAACATACATGGTGTAATGTAATTAAAGACGACACGCTGTGAAGCGCTCGGACTTTCCTCTAATCGCCTATGAGGTGTTGTTATGAAAGACCGCCATGCCAATCGTAAATCCCGGCAAGACAGACAAGCCGATATTATCCAACTGAAAAAACCGCACCAAGACCGTCCACTTTATTCCTCCTTTACACTGTGGGAACCACTTACAGTAAAACAAGAATTAACCGCTAAGTTATACCGAGAAAAAGAACAGTGCATTATCTTACAAGCTGGTAGTGCTGGAACAGGCAAAACAGCGTGGGGACTTCGTAACGCTTTTGCAGATCTAGTCGCTGGAGAATGTGAACAAGTGTTATTCATCCGTAATATTGTTTCGGCGCGTGACACAGGTTTCTTACCTGGTACAATGGCTGAAAAGTTTGCCCCATTCATCGCTGTAGCGTCTGATATCGTCAATGACATGTTCGGACGAGGTGATGCATATGAATGCCTTACCAAGTCTGGAAAACTCGTTGCAACATGTTCCAGCTTCTTACAGGGTCATACGTTTGATAACTGTCGTATTGTTGTGGATGAAGCGCAAAACATGAACTATCAGGAATTATCAATGTTGATCACACGCATGGGTAATAACTGCAAGATGATCATGTGTGGCGACGACCGTCAAGATATGTTGACCAGTCGTAAAGACGTAACAGGTTGGTACGATATTGTTGATATTTTCGAGATAATGCCGAGTGTTGCAATTATTGAATATGATCAGGATGATATTGTTCGATCTGACATTGTCCGAGAATTCATTGTCGCAAGTGAAGCATATTTCGCAAGATAGCCCCGTAAGAGGCTATTTATTATAGGTGCATTGGTCTCCGCGACATTAACAATTCTCTCACCAGTTGGGGACGGCGACGGTAATTATGACCATCGCCAATAATTTCCCATCCATTTTCGTTCATGCGCGATATTTCGCTGATTACTGTCCCTCGTGTTGTACCGATCGCTTTTACAATCTCATTACGATGCACCCATCGTCCGGGCGGTAAACACGCCTCAATTCGTTCTGCCAGACTTACCATAATATTCCCCTGCGGCTTTCTGCACTACATTATATTCCTGCCAGATGTAATCAATTTCCCTTTGATATTGTGCACATGATGGTTGGTCCCTGTACACATATCGCAGAATACCAGCATTACGATTTAGATCCATGCACTCAAACGTTCCGAGACTGTCCACACCGAATCGTTTGACCCAAGACTCGCAACTATATGCACCGGCCTTCACGCGTTGAATATCATCAACTGGACACTGTTCAGCATAGACATATGTAACCAGACAAAGCATGAACAACATTAATAACCTGTTCATATATCACCCCGCATCACACAGTGTGCGATTTTTGCACGTGACCGAATGATTAACCGCGCAATGATACTAGATGGTTTGTGAGAATGAACATAATAAACCAGATCGGATATGAATCGTTTTTGTCTCGCAATTTCACACATGAGATGTTACCTCCGCTAGTTTTGCGTATAATTCAGCACGTTTAGCTCTGAGACGCACGATAATACGATTTGGATATTGTACATCGTGTCCACACCGGATCATCTGAATTGTCTCAGTCACACGGTGGTTAACAATTTCGATGTGATATAATGTTGTAAAATATTCTTTCATTTTGACTGTCCTATTAACATGTAAAATGTTTCTCTACTGATGTGAAGTTTACGACAAACATTTTGTATTGACATACCATCTGACCTTAATTGTTTCAACTTTGGTAATAACGCTTGATATCGTGCATTTTTTACCATATATGGACGTTTCACATCTTTTGGTCTATATGCCTGAATTGTTGGAATGCTATAACCCAATTCATTTGATATTTCCAATAGTGTCATGTCTTTGGCTAAACATTCAGCAATTTGTGATAAGATCACTTCATGTCGTAATTGTTTTGACCATTTGCGTCGTGCCTGTTGTAATTCCTCAATAAACACATCAATATCATGTGGTACTGCAAATTCTAAACCACGAATATTCAAGGACATTTGCGGTATTCCTCTTCAGTGATATCTAACGCGCCGAATGAAACAAACCGTATCGGTGCTTCAGACTCAGCCATAATGCGAACCTCATTAAATGTTAGCTGAACGGGGTAGTCGATGCTACCCTTCCACAATTCCCATACACCAGCAAGTGTGCAACATTCAAGAGTGAAGTGGTAAATATACGGGTTACCCATGATGCGGAACCTCCCCCATGTACTGTTCAACAACCTGACCATTGCGGATCACCCGCACAACCTTACCACCGTTAGCATATGTGGAATTACGTAGATTATTCATCCAGCGAGCCGCCTCTAATTCAGACATTTTTGTACGTTCCATTAGACTTTGTTTGTTGATGTGCATTTTTCAGCATCCTTCTCATTTGTTCGATGGCAATTGAACCGGCACTTCTACACGCTGGCCGATCTGCGTCTGTTGCGTCCCACTGGTGACCACATCGGTCACAAAGCATTTGATCGCCAATGCGACGAGCGCTACACACATGATGCATATTAACCCCCTTTCGATTAGTAACGCCCGTCTTACACGACGTGGCGCACGTTGGTTTACTTGGTCTAACGTTGTTGAGTGAGTCATAGTTATTTGTCTCCGTAAAATGGTTAGTCGATAATTATTAATTTGCTGATGTTGTCCAATACTCAAGAAAATCGTTTACATAATAATTTTTAAACCATACCAACCTTGATTTTTGCACATCCTTTTAAATCTAATTAATACTTCTCGTTTTGATAACTTCAAGATATTTCCATTACCATCTCTAGCAAAATCCCCTCCTGACTTATACGGTTTCTTTTCCATTTTCTATCTCCGGTTAGTGGTGTTTTGTATTGCTTGATGTGAATAATAGCACTTTTGACGGGTACGTCAATACGTAATACAAAAAAGCCGGCTTATGTGCCGGTCTTCTGTGTCAGTTGTCCCATCGCTATCGGGTCACCTTGTGCAGCCTGGTAATGCAACGCCACAGCTGCCGGTGATGTAAGGTTAGTGTGGATGTGACCAATCTTGATGTATAGATACGGTTTTCTACCACCGTCAATCAAGATGTTATTATTGGCTCGACCGTTGCGGAGTGCGGGATGTAACTCATATCCGAGTTGTTTTAGCATCTCACGGCGTCGATTACGCGGTACACGCGCATCGGCTCTTAACTTGCTGATTAAAGTGTCCAAATGAACTGATGAAATCCAACCACCGGCAAAACCAGTGCGACCTTCGTCTACATAGTCCATGATTTCCTGTTCGACCGTCCCCAGACTTGCCGCCACAGCGCGACCTGTTGTGCTGGTACGTGGTGCGCGGGCAGGATGTTCTGCAACATGACGGTTCAGAAAGTAATAACGTAAATGGTCGATACAGTTTTTATCAGTGATGAAACGACTCAACTGTTCAAAGTATTGTGAATTCATTCCATCGGCGATCAAATCCGCTTCGGATTCATGCGGGCTGATAAAAATTGAATAACGACGATCACTATCTGTTTTAACAACGGCGTTTAAGTGATTCGATGTGATAATGATGCCCAACATATTCAAGCATTTATCAGTGTCCGCACCTTTTTTCTGATATGGGATTTTCCGATCTGTAACGATAGGTTTTAGGATTTCCATCACATCATTTTTATCAGATACTTTGAAATCATTGATCGCTGCAAAGACGTTACCGAATACCCACCCGTTGAACTTGTTATCAACGTCTGACGATTGAACGATTGCACACCATTTGTCACCAATCATTTGAGCAATTGCGTCTGATATTGTGGTTTTACCGTTACCGTATGTCCCGATTAACACAGGTGCCCACAACATACATTTACCGGGGTTTTGCACTTTGACAGCAATCCAATCAAGAAGGATATCTGCATCAGCACCATATAGTTTGCGAATATGATTGATGAATATATCCACATTACCAGGTGTCCCAGCTGATACGCGCGCTTTAAACACATTAACGTATTTCACATCCTCATCGTCCGATGTGATAGATCCGTAAGGTAGGGATGGGTCGAAAGTGATTTTGTCTGCTTTAGGAAATAAATAACCCTGCGACTCGGTGAAGGCTTCCCATGCTTTACGTGTTGTCTTTTCGCCGGTATCGTCCAATGCAAAAATATAGCCACCGTACATCGCGTTAAATTGTTCAGACTTCAACAATGTACCATTTGGAATGATCACCTTGTGAACATCTGCCACATACACACAACCAGCAAAATATTCTTCGAGTTGATTGTTGCTGATAAATTGATTACCCGTGCGACGTACTGCACCCGCTGTCACAGTTGCATCGGCGCGTACAATTTCAATCGGTTTACCCACACTATAAAATTGTTTTTGACGTGATACGGCCCCAATGATTGTGCGCGACATATATGATTTGTGTTTA